GGAGGCTCGTCAATTATTTGTGTAATGTTTTGTCCAAATGTTGCATCCCCTGCGCCAACAACACTTTTTACAAACGGAGTATTTTCTCCGGTCAAAGGAAATCCGTATTCATCAACAACATCAAAATCAGGGCTTTCAGATCTATACAAATATACTTTTGTTGTTTTTTCTTGAAATCCTAATGCGTAATTGAAATTAAATTTTACTTTTGTTGCTTCGCCCGTGCTATCAACATCAAATCCTTCGGTCAATATATATGGCGGCGGATTGTCAGCAAGAAGATTTGCTTGATTTATTATTCTTCCGTTTTTATCAACAATACCCAACTCTATACCAACACTCCTTTTTCCACTTTGAGGAATGCCAACATGCTTAAATACAATGTTATCATATTGATCATTCAGTTCCCAATATGGCAACCAATTTGTTTGCTCGTAGCTTGATAAAATTGATTGTCCTTCATTTGTTATGGCTGTTATTGGGCCGCCAGCAGGGTCATCTCTTGTGCATTTATATACAAAGTTATTACTATAAACCAAATCACCAGATTGATAATTTCTTGAATAATATGTTGAATATAATCCTATATCCTGAGAATTCGATTGATTACTCCAGTAATTTGAACCCTCAGATGGAATTTGATTTTGGCTAAATTGAGTACCGCTCCATATATCATTTTCATAAACAACAAAGTTTCCTGCATTATATGAATCCTGCGAGCTCCAATCTGAAACAGGCAACTCATAAGCTGGTATCAAAAATTCAAAAAATTGCCCATTTGCAGCTAAAGAAGCTGGATTTACTTTGCTCCAATTGCTTGAAACATCAAAAGGGTAACTAGAATTACTATTTGCAGTTGATTGAAAATAAGCGCATGTAAGATCATTAAATATATCTAAGCGCGACCAAAAATCAGCATTATCAGGAAACGCATTTTCTTCGGTTGCGATTGTTTGCAGACATTCATATATTGAACCATTATAAAAAACAAAATCTCCAGGAACGTACGAATCACTTTCGCTAAACACAGAAACATCACTTTCTGGAGACAATACAATATCCCCAATATTATAAACCAAGCCCTCATTAAACAACCCTGATATATTAGATGAATTTGGACCAAAGTCGTTTATTGTTTTATATATATTATTTCTATAATTAAATGCGTCAGAGGAGGAAGCGTAATATGTTTGAGATGAAGACCAGCCAGAATAATATGGCTGAACATTTGGAGACTGTTCATTGTTTTGTGTATTTGCAGTATAAATTTTATTATCACTTAATACATTATCACCAGAAACATAATTTGTTGATGTATCATAGTCTCCGAAATCAGAAGGAAATCCGCCAGTCTTATATATGCTATTATTTAATTCGCGCGTATATTTGTATTGATCAAACACCTTTGCACTTGGAAGATTTGAATTAACAACAAGATCTCCATCTTCATCAAAATCCAAACTTTTGGAATTAAATCCATTTGTTATTCCTGTTATTTTTTGATTTGTATGAACATCATACAGTGAACCGCTTATACCAAGAAGAGAAGGAAAGTCTTGCCCGCCAAACAAAAATTTATATTGATTCAAGTCTACTAGGTTTCCGTCTTGATCAGTTGCATCCCAATTGAAGACCAGATCGTCTTTAACTTCGCGGAATCTTAAATTATCAATTTTTACATTTACCAATATTGGTTCTAATATTGAATCATCTGCATTTTTATCAATCAATCCTTTTTTTGTCAGGTTGTATACTTTACCCTCACCAAATTCATCATAAGGCTGAAAAGTGTAATAATATTTATATCCCCACAATTGTGTAGCACTAAAAGTTTTTAAATCATCTGATATTTCAACATTTTTTAATGTATCATCTTCGTTTATATTTTTTAACCCCAAATCATCATCAGGGTCATTACTTGAGAAATACAAGAAATTTATAGCGTCACCAATTAATGCCCAATTTGCAACGCCCTCAATCACCTCTCCGGTCTGCTCATCGATTTCAAAATCATCATCTGGATATTCATTGTTTCCTCGCGTATGAGTTTGAATTGCTTCGTATATTTTTCCATTATAAACGACTTTATCCCCGGCGGTATAATATGCACCTGCGAAATCATTGTATGGTTTCGCTTGTTTTAAAGCTTGAAAATAACTTGCGCTAGCCTGAAGGTCTTCTTCTTGAATTAAAGAAGTTCCCTCGGGTATAGCCAAAACCTCAATTTTAACATCTTTAAAATCTGCATCTGTAGACTCCCATGAAAAACTTGTGTCAGAACCCTTGGTTGAATAATTCAGGTTACTTATGACTGGTTCTAAATTTGTAGCATTTGCGATGCCTGTAGATTCTCCACCAAATCTATCTACAGAAATAATCTGCAAAGAAATATCTCTCGATAAATTCAAATCATTAAAAACTGCCTCGTTCAATCTTAAAGAAAAGTCTCTATAATTATTAAATATATCCTGGACATTTTCTTTTTCTGTCTGAAGGGTCGAAGATAAAGCTGCGAGAGAAGTTTCTGAATAACTCGCTTGCTCGAGATCAATGATTTGACCGTCATTAAACAAATTTATTTTAAAACCAGACAAAAAAGTATCACTCAACAACTCTGTGGATAAAGAATTTCCCTCTTGGGGATGTCCATTGGGGGGAATTAAAGACCAATTAAACTCAATTGATTTGCCACCAAATTCGCAATCAATCTCTAGCTTGTCTCCAGCATATGTTGGAGAATAAATAACGGACGACTCAAGGTTTTGATTTGTATTAATTTCTGAAAATGTAAAAGTGCCTTCAAGTTCTTTTGGTAATACTTCTATTCTTCCAATGACCGATGGAGAGCGAACCCCTATTTCCGTTACAGCAAAAACTCGTACATCAAATATTCCATAATTTCCCCTCAAGGGAATAACTTTAACAAAAGCATCTCCCTCAGCAAAAACAATATCTGAACCTAATCCAATCTTTTCTTGAAATGAATAATTATCAGAAGTACCAACAACTTCATAATTTGCATCAAGGTCATTTACCTGAAACTCAACTGTGATCGATGTAGACATATTATATTGTGGAACTTTTTAATACTAAATTTGTTGGCCCATCAGGAACCTCCATACCTTCTTGAGGTGGAATTGGAACTACAGGTTTCCTGATTACACCTTTTTTATCAATAGCATCGAATTTATCAACCGCATATTCTGTCGCGGTAATTTCATAATTTCCCTTAGCAACTTCTTTATTGTTTAAAATTCTAAAATATTTTGCCTCAATGAACTTCTTAAGATCGCTATCAAACTCAGCAACCAAGTAAAAATTTGCTTGATCAAAATTGAAACCAGCATTCAATGTATAAATATCTTCAGAGTCAACAAGTTCAATTGTATTTTCATTCACAAATATAAAATTCCATGTTTTGTTTATTAACGATGAATTTATTCCTGTTACTCCATCAATAAACATATTATAATTTCGCGTCAAATCAAATTCAAGATTATTAATGATATTTAATTGTACAGACTGTTTTTCCTGCAAAGCTTGTCCAACATCAACAATTCTAGAACTTTCTATACTAATTTCATCATATTTATCTTGACTCATTAATTCGGAATGAGATGATGCAACAAGATTAACCTCAGGCTCAATCGAATCAGCAATATTCAACATGTACCCCAAGATACCAGTTGTATTAATAAATTCAACATTACACAATCGACCTAGTTTTTTATTTGAACTTCCAAGATTAAATGTTTGATCATCTTGATTTACATTATCAACCGAATCGTAATAAACAAACATATTTGATATGTTACCAGAAAATCCGCTGTATTTTATATTAACAAAACCAGAGGCGCCATCTTTATTTTGTTTAACAGACGGAATAAACCATATTGTATTTTTTAATATTTCATTTGTGCCGACCCACCCAAAAGCTCCAGTATAAAACCAGAAATATTCACCTGGAGTTCCCGACTTGTCGATCATGTCTCCTATGTAAATCCACCCTAGATTTCTGGCATATATCCAATTTTGATCAACAATTTTCATTTGACCAAAAATGCTCGAACTCATCCAATCATCAGATATCGAATTGGATACGCCTAGATTTTGCAGTTGCGTTAAAGAGATATCCTGTTTATTGTTTTCGATCACACCAATATCTCCTCTAATAGAATATATTGCGCCAATCATAACCTGATCTATTTTTTCTTTTGTTTTTTCTGTATCAACTGGAATCACAAAATGCTCACCACCAACATTAAACAACTTATCTTTTCCTTGTCCAAAAATTTTTACAGCTGATCCAGACTGTGTTTTTGAAACCTTAAAAGAATGTTTTGTTGAATCAATAATATAATACTCTTCAAATGGAGTGATACCCTTAGGCAGTATACCATCACTTGCGAACCTCACCTTATCACCATCTTCAAATCCGTGGTAAAAAACCTCAAAAACCTTTTCTATTCTTGTGTTTTTAATTACATCTTGTTCACTCTTTTTTTCATGCTCTGATATAGTAAATTGCATCTTTACAGCCATATCAACAACATTAGATTTAGATTCATCTTGATTGGGAATGATTCTGGCCTGAAATTTCAACAATTGTTGTGAGTTCACGTTATCAATTTCAACATCTTGATCGGTAGTAGATTTTTCATTTTTAGCGCGCGATTCAATTTTATCAATTGTTGTATGATCCGCGCCAGTTGATACAGTAAATTCTATATCACCAAGAAGAGGTTCTGACAATATAGACTTATCAATCACAAAATATGAACCATTATCAGAATCATTTTCAATGATATCCAAAATTCTTCCAGATCTAAGATTTCCGCTTCTCATTTCATCAAATATTTCTATAACAGCCCCTGGAAACGCGTAAGCCCCTTCTTGCCCAGTTGTGAATTTAACAACCTCCTGCTCGTATTGAGCGCTCATCAATATCCACTTAGCAAACCTTCTTGCCTCAGATTCAGAAGAAATTGATAATGCATTTATTTCTGTTTCAATAATTCCTATATTTTGTATTGCCGACGCATCCTCTTCATAAACATATTCATCTTGAAATTCATTTTCCTTATTATTAAACAATACTTTAACAACAGAAAATCTTTGATCTTTCTGTGAACCAGAATACATAAACCCTTCGCTGGATACATTTGTATTGTTAAACAACTGAATGGGTAAAACTTTTGAATCTTGCTGCAAACTGATTTTGCCAGAAGTATAACACAATCTTGATCTAAACAAATTACCAAACATGTTTAAAATATTTATTGAGTTTACAGAATCTCTTAGATACAGATTCGCAGAGAACCTTGGTTCAATAAGCGGATAATCTTTTTCGGCCGCACAAGCTCCATATAATCTTATCTTCCCGTCAGACTCAAAAGAAGATGGGTGCCTTGCGAAATGTTCTCCAGACAGTGTTACTTGACGTGTTTTTGAATTGGAGCTTATTATTTGTCGCCGCTCGATAGAGATATTTTCCCTCAGTACAGATTTATTTTTAATGTCTTGAATAAAATTAGAGGCGTTATTTTGGTGCGAATGTTTGTTTATAAAAAATGCAACAGACTTGCCTTTATGACTTTCTCCATCTCCAAACATATCAATAAATTGCTCCTCAGCGCTTAGAGAAGTTAAACCTTCTATATTATAAATTATAGTAACCTTACCAGATCCACCAGCGCCTACTCCACTGTGTGCTGCTCCGCCAGAACCAACAGTTATATTCAAAACTTGACCAGCATCAACATTTATTTCACATAAAGATGCTCCGGCAGATCCCCCACCAAGCAAATCTACAGATTTTATTTCTGTAGTTACCACACCTTTAAATGGGAAAAAATACGATACTATCCTAGAACCACTTCCACTTCCAGCTCCATATGATGGTTTTAAACTAGAAGACCCCTTAGGTCCAAAATTAGAACCTTTGGCGCCAGCAATAGCAAAATTATCACTACTTGAAATTCTACTTGCTCCACCTCTTCCGTTTGATGCAAATCCCAGAATTTGAGAATTGACTTTTGATGCTCCATTTATTGTATTTTTTCCACTGTTAGCATAATCATTTCTGCCTCCACCTAATCCTCCATGAGCAACAATATTCAAACCACCACTAGAACTTAAACTTGAAGCTTGCCCATTCAATCCATTGACGTTTGTATATAAAAGAGTGTCCTTATTTGCAAAATTAATACTAGGCGCATTAAATCCGATGCGCTCACCGCTACCGCCTCCGCCAACTACAAAAGCAGTCACCGATCTAACCCCCTCTGGAACAGTTAAACTATAATTTCCTGGACTATTAAATTCATAATATTTTTGAAATGATTCGTTGGTCAATTCCTGTGAAATCAATCCGCCCGATTGCTTGTAATAATGTTTTTCATCTATCGTTATACTGAAATACTTTTCGCCCTCAACTGCCGTCAAGTTACCAGTATCTTGATATTCAAAACTATATGGCAAGCCAGAAGCAGTTTGTATTGAATAACTCGTTTCAACCAATTCGTCACAATATTTTGCTATTTTATACAATTGCCATTTATCAATATCAAATTCTTCTACGCCATATTTCCCGCAGCCATATGTAGGATTAGAAACAAGATCATAAAACACCCAAGCAGGATTATCTGTCCAACGCTTTTGTGAGTCAGGTATAGAATATATTGATTCCGCCACGCTAGTTTGTCCCTTGAATAGACCATTCCACGGCCCGTAATATTTTCTTGCAACTGGATCGTAATTACTTGGAATCAATACCTTTTTTAATTTTAAATGCCACATAAAGGTCGGTTGATTTGAAAAGTTCAAACTATCAATCTTGATAGACGAAGTAACACAATTTGGGTAAAGTAATTGAGCATATATTCTTTCTTCTATATTGGCAATTATTAAACTTCTACTTCTCCCCTGCCCACCAACGCTATTCCAGTCAGTTTTTTTGTGAGTATTAACTTTTTTACTGAATAATCTTTTTTTTGTTGTTTGCCACTGAGTAAAAACATTTGAAGCCGCCGCAGTATCAAGCTCTTTACTTAATTTTACAATTTGAATTGTTGGTGTTTTTGATTTGAATTCTTTTTTAAAATTTATAGCCAGCTCAAATTGATAAGCAGAAGTTGCAACTCCATTAATTTTAAAACTATTAGATCCGGTTTTTGAAACTCCCAAGAAATTACCATCTTGATCAGTTAATACACCAGAGGCATCCATTCTAACCGAGCAAAACTCAGGAGCATCAAGCACATTCACTCGAGTACCATTATCCTGTACAACAAAAACAGCGAAAAATACTTCATCAGCTCTATTGTTTCCTGTCTCCTGAACAGTCTCAAAAATAGATGCTCTTATATTTAAAATTACTTGACTTGTGTCTATATTAGAAATTTTATGGGAAAATATTGTAGCCTCCTTTAAAGCCTCTTCTATCGTAAGAACAGGAGTTGTTCTAGCGGTATTATCTGAAGAAAAGTATGGAGAAGCTCCAAAAAGTTCTTGTCCATATGTGTAGATAAACGAAGAGTAATTGCTTAATATTTTAGATTCTTTTGGGTCAATATTTAAAACCGGAAGCGCATCTTCTTCATTCAGGTTGTAATTATAAAATTCACCCTTCAGCAGTTGATTTTCGTTTATATACAATGCGCGCTGAACTTCTTTACTTGGTTTGATTTGATTATTTGTATCTGTCTCCCATGCATCAACATTTTTCCCATATTCATTAACAGGACCTTCAATTGGACCCTCGGATATCAAGTGGGTGAATGTTAATTCTGTGGAAGATTCTAAATAATCGCTCTTTATTTTGGTTGTCTTCATTGATTGCCCAATCAAGTTTGGACCCACAAAAGCGCGGCCATACCCAAGAGGTATTGAACCTCCCTGACTCGCACTTTCTCTTGATGCGCCCAATAAAAATGATTTTGTTGAAACGTTTTCTCCTCGTGTTTGCACCTTGTCTTCTGGAGTTTTCATGAGTGCACTGATAGCCAATTGAGCAACAGCCCCCCAGATTGCGGCGGACATTGCGCCCGCCACTTTTGCGATGACAAATTTTCCCAGGAAGCCTGCAATAAACCCTCCATATATGCTTGGTACAATGTGTATTTCTTTTGACAATTTTTGGGGATCAACCATGTTGTCAATTAGTTCCTCCTGAGTTTTTATTTGCTTGGGATCTTTTGCAAGTAAATAATGCTCGTTTCCTTCAAGAGATTGCTTTACAATATATCCAACAAAACCATCTGCATTGGCATCAATTGCCTGAACAACCTCTTGAGAATTGTTTGCAGCAACATGCCATGTTTTACCAAACCTCTTGCCGAGGCCACCATGTAGATATACCTTATTCACTATTCCTTAAACCTTAAATTTTATTACACTTTTATTTTCATATAAACAAAAGTTATCATCAATTGTACTATAAATTAAAAAAGGAAGCTCTAGATTATTAGCGCACCTACAATCTGTTGACGACGGGCTAGCCGAACCAAGACAATGAGAATGAACAACTACCTCCACATTATTCTCAATATAAACCCCACAATCTATAGCGAAAAATTTTTGTTTATCGTGTGCAAGATTCTCACATTCGATGAATTTTTTTTGTCCATCAATATTTACAATAATCCCACAAATTTCTTGATTTTTATTTTGCCTCGCAAAGCTTGAGATTTGTTTCAAAATGGATTCACTTATTTTATGACTCATAACCAAATCCTGCCGCACCAGGAAATGCCCCGAACCTCAAGCCTGGGCTGATATTTTCTGATTTATTATGAGAACCAAACTCGGAATTTGGATCGAATCTTTTTTTACAAGCTTTTAAATTTTTTGAACATTCATCTTTCAACCAAAACTCTTTATCAAAATATGGATGATGATCAGCAGAAGATATATGATCTTGTATACAAACAAAAACTTGCGCAGTTCGCTTGTATGGATTATTGGAACTTCTTGGAATTATTTTCACAACATCGCTCAAATTATAACCTCCAGCAGAAGTAGATTGACCAGTTCTTCCAAACTTTGACCATTCAGGGATATCATCAATACCACCAGGATATTGCAAAGGGTTTATGCCACCAAAATTATCTAAATTATTATTAAATGCAAAGTTTTCTGTTAAATTTTGCCCGTCAACTGTCTCAATTGGCAAACCCTTATAACCGCAACCAATATCACATCTATATTTCCATGTGCACATGTTTGCATACAGCCTCCTTCCAGGTAACCAAGAATCTTTCAACTCTAATGGGGAAGATAGTTCAAACGCGATAGAGCTTTTATCTTCAGAAACTTTTCGATTTATATAATATACATCATCAGGCAAAAATGAATCGCTATCAGATTTACCAAATGGATTTTTTCCTTCTGTGTTTAAATTTCTGTTTTGAAAATTTTCGTCATCTAAGAATCGAACATATGTTCTTTTTCGCGTGACCTTACATCCAACAAAATCATTGTTATTATATATTATTCTAGAAAATATGCCATCTGGATTAGCAATCATTAATTTTGGCCTTGGAAATCGACCGTCATTTTTACTTTCGAAGCCTTCTACCATAATAGGCATAGGCTGATATGATTTACCTTTCCATATAATTGGATTGGTTGAATTTGCTGATGAACAAAATCTATAAACAGTATCTGCCCCAACATTAATACCATACATATCTTTCAATCTTTCAAAATTTTCCTGCATGGTACTAAAATCTATTTCAAACAGCTCGATTAATGTGTCGGGCAACAAAGAAGATAATTGTTTGTTTAAATTTGATTCTGATTGAGACATTATTTTTGTAGGTTTATTTGTATATCTGAACTTAAAGTTTGTTCTGTGCCATTACTATTTTCAACGACAATTTCAAGTTTTCCATTGAAACTTTTTTGTGCTTGTATAACTTGTATAAATTGAGCATCAGTTAAAGAATCATAAAAATCAAGTTCTTGCAAAGATCCATTATAATAAATATCAATATACCCCGTCTTCCCAGCATTCAAAGAAATATAAGATCCAGAAAGATATTTATTTCTATTATTTTTGAACAATAAATCATCAATAAATCCTGCATATGTATCACTAATTTCCCCAGTATTTAAATTCATAATATAACCGGCATTACTCTGGAAAAACCTATTTGGCGAGCCATCAATTGATACTCTTTGGTAAGAACCATTAATTTCTTGAACAACACTAAAAGAAGTTCCCCCTGCAACTCCATCAGAATATTGTTTATATATTCTAATTGTTTGATTATTCAACCCAAAAGGGAGATTAGAACCGGGGGGTAATACCAAAACATAATCAATATCATTATCTTTCTCTAGTAACATTACGGCTTCAGAAGAATCTTCATCTTGACCAACAATATCAAACTCTGATTCAATAATCTGCATGGATTTAATCTTTAAAGGTTTATCTCCTACATTTTTAAAAAACACTCTTTTTTTAAATAAGTTAGACCTTCTCAAGGCTTCAATACTATCTTCAAAAATTATTGATGAAGGCATAGACAGCTCAGACTCTCTTAGTATTGGCTCGGTTATCAAAGAATCATATTTTTGAGCGCTTAATTTAAAAGGGTATTCTTCAAAAGTTGCTTTTATACTATGATTATTTTTAAAATTGTAGGTGTGAGTCCATTTTTGGCAAACAAAATTTCTATCTTGTTCGTAAGGCACAGGAACATTAAAAGCAAAAGGAATGCATCCATAATGATGTTCAAGAAAATGAAGTATAGCATATGCCTCTTGATCATCTCGGTTATTGAATTCCAAATCTATGTTTAATAGTTTTTCATTTATTCCATCTCGATATATTTGAGTATAAGGACCATTAAGATTCAATTTCTTAAGTCTTGGATTGTTTGAAATTTTTAGCCCCAAAGAGGGTTTCCAAAAGAAATCTCTAGTCCATGAATCTGTGTTTATATCTTGATAGTA